CACTTTGTGTTTTTGTTGAAGGTCAGCTTCTTTTGTTATATCGACTTTAGTTATATCACAGTCAGATAATTTATCTATCCACTCAACCTTATTTGCAGCGTTCCACTCTGCGTTAAATTCTGTTACAACTATTTGAGCATTAGCGCTAAAGCTAAATGCTAATAGTATTAGTATTATTTTATTCATATTATCTGTCGAATAGTTTATCTTCTATTTTCTCTATAGACTCTTTAATCTCCGCAACATCTTCTTGAGTCGTCATAATAGTTTGACGAATCATTTGATCTTTCATATCAAATTCCATGCGTGTAACATCTGGTGGTGGTGCAACTGGTAGTTCTTTTGCCTCAGCTATATCAGCTTGTAAAGCAAACCACATTCCTATAATTGTAGCCATTGCAAATCCAATTGCTATTAGTGTTTTTATACTAACTTGAAAGCCAGTGTCTTCGTTTAATTCTTTTGCCATTGTAGTGTAGTTATATATATTAAAAGATTACGTAATTTACTCCAAATTTAAAGTCATACCACTCTCTGTTCCAATATTTGTTATATTTTCCTTCAACAAACATACCTAAAGATTTATTTAGCTTATAACCAAGTATTGCACCTCCAGAATAATCAAGCCATTGACCGTTGTTAAATTTGTGGTAAGAAAACTCACCACCACCATCATAATGCCAAGGCATAATATTAGCCCAAGCATGCGCCCAATATGTTTTTGTGTAGTAATAATAGTCTAAACCTAAAACAAGCGAGTGCTGTATTATTTGATCTAACTCATTACGTTTTCTTTCAGTATAATCTGCTAACACTGTAGGTATTACAACCTCTTCCCA